GGACAGTTTAAGAATGATAGCTTGCAGGACCATTCACATACAATATTAAATACTACGTTTGGTTCAGATGAGCAATTATCTATCGGTACTGATATAGGAAGTGCCGGAAATGCCACTGGTGCAAACTTTGCTATGATTGCAGGTTCAACTTATAATAACAGATACTCTTCTAACTTTATTTATAAAGTAGGCGGTTATATGGGAGGCCGTGCTACAACGGTAACACGAGGTAAACGTAAAGCTGTAAAGTACATAATTAAGGTTTTATAACAAGCGGTCGGACAGTTTAAGGATGACTGTTTACAAAACCATCAACATAATGTAAACGCGTCTGCTTCAACAAGCGGCAATACATGGATCTTAGCTAATAATGCTTTAGGTGCCGGTGGTTTTGTAACTGGAGATATTTGGTCTACAACAGGCGCCCGTAAAGGCACTACTACGCGCGGTAAGCGCAAAGGTGTAAAGTTTATTATTAAAGTACTTTAATTATGTATTTTACGGCTTTACGTTTACCGCGCGTAATATCGCCATAGCGGTAATTATCTCCCTCAATACCGCCGGTAACACGGCGAAAAACGCCCGCTGTATAGCTTCCTGGTGATGCGTTCGGGTCGGTACTAGGGTCGCCGCCTGATGTTCTGATACGTAATTTATGTTCATGATTTTGTACCTGGTCGTCCTTAAATTGACCGACCGTATAAACGTCATGATCCGCGATTGTGTCGCTCGCGTTCTGTCCTGCACCTACGAGGGCGGCCTCTCGGTAGTCCGGAAGGTTAAAGGTTGTGCTGCCGTCACCGGTTCCATAACGTGACAGCAAAGTGTTTGTGCCGTCATACTTCTGCGTATTAAAAAGATTAAAAAGTGCTGCATAAGTAGTACGGCTTACAGCCTGGCCGTTACATTCAAGCCAGCCATCCGGAGGATCTACATACGAAATAGCTTTAATATCGCCGACATGACCATCTGACACAACAGGCGAACAGGCTATCCAGCGCTGGATCATTGAACCACCAATAGTAACTTCAAAATACTTTAATTGAATCCACATCCCGGCTTCCCAGATTCCCACTGGATTTCCGTTTGGATAAAACATAGGAATTGCCCCGGCCCCTTCAAAATTTAAAGAGGGATTTGCAGCTGTATTTGAGTTTTGAAAATACACAACAATTTCACGGCCAGAAACCAGCACAAAATCAGGATTACTGTCTACTAAAGTAGCAACTTTGGTGCCCGTAGCGGCAGAAGTTGTACAAACACCAAAAGGCATAGACTGTATTACAGCCTTTGAAACACCTTTGTCGGCATCGTCAATGGTGCCAGGCTTATGCCTTACCTGAATCATATCTGAGTCTGAAATAGTTGAAACGCCCAGGCGGTCGCTTCCGGATTCTCCCTTAAATCTTGTTGTTGACATTTAATTCTTCCTCCAGCGGATCTATTTTTTGAGCCCTCACAGGCGGCTTTTGAACTGCAGCTGTAGTCTGAGACCTGAGCTGCGCAGAGAGATTTAACGAAAGCTCTGCATAAGGTTTTAATAGATTCAATAAGATATTTGCCTGCTCTGGTGTAATAGTAATATTCATAATATTTTTATCCACAATAAAAAAGTCAGATTTTAGAACGACAGATAATGGAATACCAACTGATTATCGCCCACATAAGACCCAGATGGAACCGCTGCAACTTTCCAGCCATGAGTTGTAATCTGACGAAGCAGAGGAGAGGTTTCTGTTTCCTCAGCATAAATTAACGACAAATCAGGATCTGCATAAATAGAGACATATTCCTGCAAACGGAACGTTTTCATTGCTCCACTTTCGAAATAAGTCTGGACATGGGTCGTGAGAAACCCAAAGCCTACTAATTTTCTTGATTCAACAATAGCAGAGCTATAATTTCCTATTGATGAAACATAAATAGCCAGCATACCGGAAATGAACGGCAACCAATCTCTATAAGAAACACTTTCTATCTCCTCAGTTCCAAGCCCACCTGCAAACCTTCCCTCATAAGCTTCGATTAAACCGTTTGCAGTAATCTTAAAGCCCCTAGAGCCGTCTATATACCCTTCACTCTGAATAAATCCGCTATTTTTTATCGTTATCTGCTGTGCAAATAAATTGTCAATAAAAGCTGTATTTGCAATAAGCAAGCCTACGAATATGGAATTGCTTGTCAGATGGTCAATATAGTCATAAACAAGAGAGTTATTCTGTTCCAGATCATCTGTAGCAACGCTCATTATATCGCCCAGAACGAGAGTATTATGTCCTATATCTTCGTCTGATTCCCACTTCCATGCCTTATTCGGTCCTATAAAATTATAAACGCGTCCAGGAAGGAAGCGGCCATCCATTGACAAGTCGCTTGTGGTAACAGCGCCGCCCCATACGAAATAATCATTTATTGCAGAAGTAGAAGGAAGATCATCAAGCTGGGAGATAATTCCCAGATAAACCCCGTCATTCATTCCAAAATAAGAAAACCATATATCCTGAGTATAAGTCTGCGATGCCAGAACCTGATCAACATACTGCGCATCATCTTCATCTACATAAAGATTTCCGTTTTCATCTGCATACTCGTCATAAGCTATAACCGGAGTATAAACTACCGGAATCTTGAACTGTCCGGAGTGTACTGTTATTCCAGCCGGAATTGTAAAGATAACTGCTCCACTTTCAATCTGATAAGACCAGCCGTCTGGGACCTGTATTTCACCAATAGCAAAGCGGCGATCCTCTGAACCCTGGCGGCATGTAATCTGACTTGTTACGCGCTGTGTTACTACTGTCTGTCCGTTTGTATCTGTCTCAATAATAACAGAGGTTACATCTGCAGAACATACAAGAGGCATTTCAAGCATCTGATATGCGTTAATAAGATCTTCCTGCAGTACATTCATGCCCTGTCTGAGCCTTGATATATCGTCAATAGTTACCGGAGTGTTTGGAGCCTGTGGTCTTGTTATATTGCTCTTATAAGCCGGAATCGGACCGCCATAAGAATAAACATCTTCGTTATAGTCGCGTAAAGTAAGAGTATATCCGTCGGAACCGTTAGGCTCAATTCCGTAGATTTTCATTGTATTTGTGATCTTACTGAATCTTCCGTAATCATCGAGTAAACCGAAGGAAAGATGATTGCCAATTTCCGGAACAATTATATTCTGGCCCAGGTCGAGCGGATCTGTGAGAGTAAGTGTTCTTGTAAATCCGGTTGTTTCTTCGTCGTTTTCATCTACCGGAGTGTATTCTACTTCTGCAGAATAAAGCTTATAGCCGAAGCTGTTTGTAGCCTGAATGATAATGCCGTAGCGTTTATCTTCCTGGAACTCAACAAGATCGGAAATAGTAATCTGCGAGATTTTTCCGCTTATGTCATATTCAATAGACTTGATTACAGAAGAATTCAAGCCCTGCAGCAACTGTGGAAGCTGCAGAAGGATTGTTGAATAAAGAGGATACCAGTCGCCCTCACTTCCTACATCCGCCTTAATTTCTCTTGGCTGCAACTGTCTCTGGCGGAGCTTCCTCTGTGCCATTTTGTAAGCGTGTTCATAAGTTGTTACATAATCAAGCGCAAGAGTGTCTACAGTGTCGTTTGCGTAATCATAAGAACCGCCATCAAGCATTGAGTAGAATGTATCTACAGCCCAGCTTTCGCGATTTGTATAGGTTACCTTTGATCCGTCGGTTTTCTTTTGCAGAGATTTTGAAAAGCTGAATGATACAATGTTTTCTGTATTCAAAAGAGCAACTGGGTTTGTCTCAAGCTTATCAATACAAACTTCGAGCAAGCCTTCCTGATTTCTTATAAGAGAGGCATTGCAAAGGTTCAGAATCTTTTCGCAAATATCAAGCTTCTTTTCTGATGAAGAGATAATCGTATCACAATAAAAGCTGTTAGATACACAATAATCATAAAGAGCCCCGAAAGAATCCAGATCAAGCTCACTCAATTCAAACTGGCTCGGAGCATGTACAGGACTTGTCAGGACTTCCAGAAGCCAGGATGCCGGGTTTCGTGTAGTTTCCTTTGTGTCACTCCATTCTGTGCCGTCCCATGTACGAGCATAACCCAAAGACTGAGCATGCAATTCATCGAGCATATTCTGAGTAGATTCTGTTGCAACAACTCTATAAGCAATGCGTACTGTCTTATTAAAAAGCTCAGGTTCTACCGGAGTACATGCAACCAGAGTTGAAGAGCTTGATTTGTCTGCATCATATTGGAAGGTCTGATACCACAACAAGCAGCAATCTTCCTGAGTTCCACTTTCAGGCTTAACGCTAGTTTTCTCTACCTTTATGGAAATAGACTTGCCATAGCTTTCTGCTGCAGTAAAAGTTTTTGTTGCAACAAAGCGGATATTCTTATTGCTGTTTTTTGTGAATGTATTGTCTGTAGTTCCGCTGAAAATAAACTCATTCCAGGTTGTGCCGCCGTCATTACTCCAATAAGGACGCACTGTTGCACTCTGATCCTGCCATGTTTCTGCCTCTGAGTTATACTGACGCAAACAAGAGAATTGAATACATACCTGAATTGTCATTGCGTTTTCTGCAGCCTGAACTATAACAGGAACCGCATCCTGTCCGAAGTCATGCTTAAGCTCAGCCCCGGAATATGTCGCGCTTACTTTCTGATTACAGTTTGTAAGTGTTATTGCATCGTTTGCCTGTCTTACTTCAACTCTGTTTGAATTGGTAGGATCATAATAAAGCGAAGAGCTGTCAAAATACTGCTGTCCGTTTATTCCGTTATCATCCTGAGCTATAAGCTCATTTCCCAGGAAAAGCTTTGTAATTTTCTGCGGACCATAACCACATGAAAAAACCGCATTGTAATATGAGTTTACACCGTCAACACCGTCAATAGAGTAGAAGCCGTCTGTAAGGTTATAAGGCGTATTGTACACATCGCCCATAACGAATTGAACACTCTCACCCAGAGCACTGCGGTTCTTTGCCCCTCGTATAAACGGAAGCTGCTGGACCTGAGCGGCGAGATTCTGTGCATCCCGCTGAGCCTTTTCCATTTCGTCTTGTGCGTCCTGCGAAAGTTTTTTTGCATACTGTGCAGAACCTACAGCAACACCAATAGCTGTTACTGCAACCACAACCCCAATAACAGCAACTGTTGCAGCCGAAGGAACCTCGCGGATATAAAGAACATCATCCGGCTGAACCTCGTAATTACCATCCAGCCTGTTTCCTGCTTTGAGTACGAGAGAATGTTTAAAGTCAATTTCCGGAAGTATATTATGTAGGCGGCCGTTTGCCTTTATAACTGTATGCTCATTTTTGAGAGTATTGTAGACGTTTAGTAATCCCATTTATAAGACCTCATATACTGCAGCAAGCTTGTAAGCCGCTATTTTACTGATTCGCACTCCCTGATTAGTTGTCGCATGAATCATTGTGCGGTCATCCAGAGCAACTGCTATATGAAGCGTGCCTTTTATATGAATCTCAATCAGAGAGCCTGCCTTAATAATGTCAGTCCGACGGACATTTAGAAGAGGCGCCCAGGTCCCTGAGAGTTCTAAGTCGTGATTTTCATATATTACATCATCAAGCTTCTTGCCGAAGCGCTGCAGAACTATAATAGCAAGTCCGTAGCAGTCAAGCCCTTCTGCGGTCCGTCCGTGATCCTTATAAGGGATGCCTATAAGGTCAGATACATCTATCAAGCATTACCTCTGTTCAAGTCAGTATCATATTTGTAAACGGTAAACACCATTCCAAGCCTTCCATCACTTTCAAGGCTGAAATTCAAGTTTCCGTTTTCGCTCATGCTTACGGTTCCGTAGAAATGTTTATATGCTCTTATAGGCTGAACGTCTCCATCATTTAAGGCGCCCATAACCTCCATTGTATAACGATCATCTGCCTTTTCGAGCCATTCTACAATCTGGTAATTATCTATACTGCTTATTTCAAGTGTGCCTCCGCTGTTCTGGGAATCAGGCGGAGTGTACTCAAAGCTTGCTGCAGTGTAGGTATAGCCGTCATAAGTAATGTTCTGATTATTGTTTACATAACGTAAAACCCCAGCAACCGGATGATAAAGCTTTATAAGATACTGCTTAGCATAGTTTCCGCCGGAAAAAAGAAGCTTGAAAATCTGTGCTCTTGTGAGTGCTGCCATCAGTATATCTCCTCAATTTCCATTGAAAGAACACGGTAAGTCTGCTTTGTATCGTCCGGAGTAGGGATGGAAACAAAGCGATAAGTTCCGTTCCCGATTGCAGAACATGTAAATGCGTTTGCGTTCTGTCCCAGTACATCGTTGAACCAGGTCCAGAACAGAGCAAGTTCTGTTTTTGAGAGTTCAAGCTTGAGTTTATAGCTCATAAGCTTTTTTGTATTTATCTGCCAGGACACCTGCCTTCCGGAAAGAAAAGAAGTTGTCTGAGTGTTTGCAACCGGCTTATCGTTTCCGGAAAAGAACTTTGTATTTATATTATTCGGCCATGGATTAACTGTCATTTTTCGTCTCCTATTGATATTCAACACCACGCTGGCGGCTCTGTGCTATTGCCATACTGCTATTGTATTTTCCGGCTGCCATCTGTGAACTTACAATCTTTTCGATAAGGATGGTCATTCCAGTTGGCGAAAGCTCTGCAGAAGCGCTTACAGAATCGGATGCGGTATTATTTATAGTTACCGGCATACTTACAACCGAGTTTCCTTTTGCACCGTTTGCAAGGCTCCAGAGGTTTCTCTGTTGTGCAGCGGTGAGGATCATCTCTCCAGAGTTTACGTTTGCCTGAACACGATCTCCTGAATAAGAATAGCCAGGAACTATACCACCTGTGCTGAAGCTAGGCGGCTTTGGTTTTGAAGCGACAATGGATGCAATCTGTGCGGCACCGCTTGCGGCTGTCAATGCAGCCATGATATAAGAAGTCGGAGGCATGCCGGCAAGAGCAGCGGCAACGCCCTGAGCGATATTTGCTGTAGCCTGTAGGAAAGATACCTGCCATTCCCATTCCCTGATTTTATATTCTTCACGCGCAGCCTTTCGCTCTATTTCGAGCTTCTTCTCACAGTATTCTTCATAGGAAATAGCTCCTTCTGTGTACTGCTTTGAGATTTCTGCAAGTTCTTCATTGCGCTGTGCTGCAGTATTTTCCTTTGCAAGATCTGTTATTTGCTGACTTACTCCAGCAAACTGCTCGATATAACCGGAAATATCTGAAACATGCTTTGCAAAATCCTCAAGCTGTTTTCTGTGTGCTGCTGTCTGGTTTTCGAGAATCTGCGCATCAAGATTTTTCTGTGCTTCTGCAAGCTTTTCTTTTAATGCAATTTCTTCATCAGTAAGAGTTTCCTTTGATTCAAGATAAGCGGCATATTCATCAAGCAAAGCCTTCTGCATCTCAAGAGTTTCTTCTTCCTGAGTTTGCCAGGCTTCAATAAGTTCTTCTACATGACTCTTAGATTTCTCTACAACCTGCTCCTCAACTGGAATCTGTGCAGCAAGCTCTTCTATAAAAGCAAGATGTTCTGCTTCGCCTTCCCATATTCCGGTTTTAGTCTGTGAACGGTCAAAAGCGGCATCGGAATACATAGCGATATAATGAGAAGTTGCAACGTTCAAAAGTTCCTGAGCTTCTGCTTCTGCAGTAATTTCTTCTCCAAGGTTGCGACGATTTGCGATTTCTGCCTGCGTTTTACGCAAAGCTTCTGCATAAGCTTCACGAAGTTTGTTGCGTCGCTCCAGAAGTTTGTTTTCTTCTTCAACTCTTGCAGCCTCTTCTTCGTCAGCCTTTGCCTGATCCTCTGCAGCTTTCTTAGCCGCAGCTTCTGCAAGTTCAGCTTCTTTTCTTTGCTGGCGTCTTAAACGCAGCAATTCTTCATCTGCTTTGCGCTGATTTTGTAAAGCCTCATACTCCTGATCAAGCTGTTTGTCGGTGATAAAACCGCGAGACATCTGAATGCGTTCTTTTCGCTTGTTTTCATCCTTAAGGTCATAAAGTTTGCTGTAAGTTTCTGTTATCCTCTTTTCAAGCTCTTCAATTTCCTTTGTATAAGAGGCGGCTGTTCCGGCCCCTGCTTCGTTCTGCTCTGCAGCTTCTTCATATTCACGCTTTGCCTTTTTTGCACTTGCCCAACCGGAAATAAGCTCTGTAAAAAAC